AGCCCAACGGCTTTACGAGCTAGATTGTCAATCTTTGGCCCGTTGAGATTGGACGCCGTTTGAGCCGTCGCAATCTTCCCTGATACGCCCTCTTTAAGTGTATTTAGGAATGACGGATTTACGCTAGACGGAGGAACCACCAAGCCGGCATCAATTCCGGCCTGTAGCGTCTGGTCGATAGGTGCGCCCTGCGCCTTCCTAAGCGCCATTTCGCCTAACTTACGCGACACAAAGTCTCCGGCCTTGTTTGCTATGACCTGACCACCGGCACCCGTTACAGCCCCTAGCGCGGTATTGATAGCTTTCCCCTTGGCGATATTCCCTAGCGTCTGATCGCCTTCAACAGGGTCAAGGAAGCCAGCGCCAGCACCAACAGCAGCAGCAGCTTTGACGCTGTTACCTGCCATACCAAACGGCACCGCAAGCATTGCTGCATTACCAGCAAACGAAGAGACAGGGGTGTTATGCTCCATGATCTTGTTGGCTTCAATATTCGCCCGATTCCCTTGTCCGAATATCTGCTTGACGCCCTCAACGGTCTTTCCTAAAGCAGTTCCAGCGCCCATGATGGACTGCATTATCGGGTTCTGCTTGGCGAGTTCTTCCCTGAAAGTATCGCCGAACGCATCAATACCGATCTTTACTGGAGAGGTGGAGGCTTGCCCGGATAGGTAAGCATCAGGATTGAACCCGCCCGATGCGCCATTCAGGTATTTATCAGGGTCGAATGCCATTACTTTACTCCTAGCTTTGCCTTGATAGCTGCTGATCTCGGATCAGATGGGTTTGCATTGGCCCACGCCATAGCCTCATTGTCCTGCTGGCTTAGTTGTGGTTTCGCCACGGAAAATATTGACCCCGTATTCGGGTTAGACCCTTGCGTGTTGTGGCGAAGGTTGTAGGCATCAGCAAGCCGGCCCTTCGACTCGTCAGAGAATTTGATGATTTTGGACAATGATTCTCTGAACTGCTTTTCAGACTGGGCATTCTCAAGCGCGGCAAGATTAGCCTCCAGCCTCTTTCCTTCCGCATCGGACACACTCCCCAACGCCCCGCCCGTCTTTGAGGCGTTACGCATGGCTTGCAGCACACCGAATCCAACTTGAGACTTCAGGGTATTTAGCTTTGCCTGTGCATCAGCGCCCGCCATTCCAGGGACGTTAGGAAGCATTCCAGGCAAGCCGGTAATGTGCGATAGCCCCTCATGCTTCAGCAGTTCATTCGCGCTTGTGGCGAGTCGATCAAGATCGGCTTGCGAGCTTTGGAGCTGCGCCGTGTCTGCGTTGAACTGCCCCGCCAACTTCACATCAGCAGGACCGCCAGGAATAGCCTGCATGTTCCCATCGGGTAGCATCCTGTAACCGGAGGGGACATTAGCCTTGCCGCCCTGCGCGAGTTGAGCCTTCTTCAGTTGCGTATCTACGTTTCCCTCTTCGAGCTTCTGCCTTGATTGGGCAATCGCCAGATTCTCCGCATCGCGCTTCCTGCTCGCCGCCATGTCATTCCCGAGACTGACTTTCGTCCCGTCAGGCATCATCACCGTGAAGGGGTCGCCCTTGACATAGTGACCTGTCTGCCCCCCAATACTTACTCCGTTGCGCGTATAGTCCAGTGCGGGTTGTAGCTGTTGCGCGAGGGCATTATTCTGGGGAATACCAACAGACGGACCCAAGTCAATAGGTGCGTTGTTGCCGCGCTGAATCCAGTTCTGCGGCATGGGCGGCGACACGGCTACCTGCTGCGCTACGCCGATGTTCTCCTGGTCAGGGTTGCCGAGCAGATCCGCGAGGAGGTTTCGGCGCTCCTCTTCAGTTAGTTGGTAGGCCATGATTAATACCTATCCATTTCGTCTTGGCGGGCCTTCATCTGCGTATTGAATGCGCCCCAATCTACACCGCCGCCGCCGCTGCCGCCGCCGATTGCGCCGCCGTAGGGCCAGCCGCCGCCGGTCGATGTCCCGCCGGCCACGCCGACCCTGCTTGGGGTCTGCCGGTTGGCCGCTATCCAGCCGTTGAAGGCGTTCGCCTGCTGGCCGAACTGCGCCGTGTTCGCGTTCCGGTCGCCCAGCCAGTTGGCCGACTCCGCGCTGAAGGCACCAGTGTTCGCATTCTTGTCGGAGACATAGCCCTGGGCGTTGGTATCGTACAGACCCTTGAGCCTGCCCCACTGCTTGTCGTACTCCTGCGAGCCCATGTCCTGGCCGTAGGTCGTGAGGTCCAGGAGCCGGTTGCCGGAGTTCAGCATCCCCTTTGCGCCCATGCTGCGCTGGAGAGCTTCCATCCCCTGCCCTACGCGGAACTTGTAGGCAGCAGACTGCTGAATCGAATCAGGGTTGTCGAGCAGGGCATTGAGCCGGTTGTCGCTCTTGGTGAGCGCGCCGGCAAAGCGGTTGGCGCCCATCACCGGGGCCGAGGTGGTAGGTGCAGCAACCTGGGGAGCCTGACCATTCACTGCAAAGGCGTTCGCGCTTGCAGAGCCGCCAGCGCCGCTGGAATACTGCCCAGGGTTCGCCGTGGTGACGCCTTCATCGTTCCGGTACAGGCCACCGGTCAGAATCTGCCACCGGTTGCCGGAAGGGTCGGTAGTGTATTGCCATCCGGTCGCGTTGTTGTTGAATGCCGGAGGGGTCCATTTTTCAGCCATGATTTTTCCTTCTAAGCGATTTCTACTTCCAGGCACTCAAGCCGCAAATTTGCGTTCTTGACATGAAGAATTTCGAAAGCCCTGCGCGTGAATCGTCCATTTCTCGACAGCCTGGAGCGGTCAGGCGCCAGATCCACCGGCCGGAAGACAGAGTAGGTCGAGAAGTCATCGTCGGTGTTCCGCACCAGCGCCGTCGATGCAATCTTGTCTCCGATCAGCTCAATGGTCGGCATCACTTTCGGCATCGCTGTTCCGCCGTCCAGCTTGGGCGTCCTGATCCTCGTCGCTATGGCGCCGACATCATCCAGATAGACATCCTGGCCGAACTCGTACAGGGCGCCCGAGGTCGCGTGTTGCATATACTGCTTCCCGCCGGCTGCGGTCGAGGACACTATCGGGAAATAGTTTTCGATGTACTGCTGTGCCGTTCCTGCCCCGCTGAACGCGGTGCCGGTGGCCTGGATGCCGTAGCTGTTTGTGTCGACGTTCGTCACAACGTGCCAGCCGTTGAAGTCGGCGGTGGTGGCCGAGACCAGGACGATGTCGCCGTCGATGTAGCCGTGCGCCGCCGAGGTTACGGTCCCGAGCGTGTCGATGGCCGTGATCGTCTTCGCCGTACCGCTCGACTGCAGGTAGGTGAAGAACGACCAGAGTTGCGACGAAAAGTCATAGACCAGCGTCACCCCAGAGGTGACAAGCGTCAGGCCGTAGAGAATGTGAGAGCCGACATTGGCACCCCATGAATAAACCGTTGCCAGATCATCAGCGTTGATGATCTTCTCAACCTGCGGAGTTGATATTTTCTCTGGAGCAGCTCCGGACAGTCGGTAGATGCTCCTGCCGAAGCCGTCCTTGGTCTGGCTCATCCAGACTATCGTGCTGGATATTTCCTTTACCGAGGCGTCGGAGGCGCAGCCAATCTTGAAGGCCGCATTCTGCACAGGGGCAAGTATGGAGCCGGTGGCGTTGGCCGCATCATAGAAGAACTCGGTGCTGTACTCCTTGAACGCGGCGATGTAGTTGTTGAACTTGGCGAGATAGACGCCGGCCTCGGGTTCGATCTGTGTGCCGATGAACTCAAGCGAATTCCAGCTTGCAGCGTTTTCAATCGCAGACTGATAAATCTCGCCGGCAGGGTTCATCACAAAGAACCTTCCGTCCAGGAAGGCGCAGCCTCGCGTTGTGTTGCTCGGGTAATCAACGTCGGTGATCTGCGTGACCACGAACCGGCTGGTGGTGTTCGTCGCGTAGGTGGTGGCCGCGCCGCCGTCTTCCATCTGCGCCCAGGCCGCATACACAGCATCACCGCTTGTCGCAATCTTGATGCCGCAGGTCACGGCTCCAGAAGCGGTAAGTGTGGTATCAAATCGCGCCCAAGCGCCACTGGTAGTCTTCACCACATAGGTCGCGCCATCCACCGTGATTGAGATGGCTCCAGCGCCTGTTTTTCGCTTCAAGTAGAGGCTGAAGGTGCGGTTGAGGGTTCCAGTCAGATTGACCGTCTGGAGCATCGTGGCGTTTGCTGTGCCGGCAGTCAGGGTGAATGCTTCAGTGCCTGCGCTCGGGTCAGTCTGCCCTGCGGTCAGTGTGATGTTGCTGGTGACCCACGCGGCATTCGAGAACAGTTGCGAATACATCAACTGGTTCGCGTTCTGCACCATGTAGTAGCCGGTGGTCTGCGTCTTCAAAAATAGCTGGCTCATAGTGGGCTTTGTGCGAAGTCAAAGTGGTCGCCGGAAACTGTGCCGATGGTGGTCACGGCCCCCATTGCGGTGATGGTCGCAACCTTCGATTGATAGCTTGCCGCGATGAAACCGTTAGGAGTTGGGTTTATTGATTGGAACTCGAATTCTGCCGTGTCGATGAACGGTGCATAGCTCGTCCATTCCACTCCATCGGCGCTTGTGTAGTACAGGCCTAGGGCTGCAATGGTCCCGAATGCTCCGCCGCCATACACAATGCAAAACACGCCATTTGAGAATGAAAGTCTGCCTGAATTGATGAAGTCGGTCGAGTCGCCAACATCAATGACGGCAACGCTGTTGTATGTGATCCCGTCCTTCGACAGGTGGATCTCAATTTCCGTCGCACTCGGTACGGTCGTGGCAATTGCAATACCGTTTCCGGCGCAAATTCGGAGTTCAGTAGTCGGGAACGTCAGAGTGCTTACAGACCAGGATGCTCCGTGGTTATTGGTGACAATTGCCCAAAAGTCACCTGGATTATCTTCAACCACCGCGAAAACTCTGCGGGTAACAGGGTCTGCTGCCGTATGCGTCCCGGTCGTCAAGATTCCGCCTATATAGCACTGACTGATCGGGGTCCATGTGATTCCGTCTGTGCTTCTGAAGTGGTGAAAATCATTCCCCGTCACCATGATGAAATAGGTTCCATCAAAAACGATATTTCCCATCCCACCACCGATGTCTGGGGCATCTGACAAAGACCACGTTGTACCGTTGGTCGATGTTGCAATCTTGCTAGTTGTTGCAGATATGAGTTTGAACGCCACGAACCGACCATTCCCAGAGGTCACCCCCAAAAACGGGTTCCCGACTGCTCCGGTCAGTCTGAGCGTCCATGACGCAGCATCGACCGAGCTATACAAGCGCCCAGCGTTTGTGGTTACATCTCCCCCGGCGGCAACATAAACGCCGTTCATGTATGTGATTTCATTGATGATAATTCCGGTGTCAATCTCCGGTGTCGCGGCCCATGACCCCACCACGACCTTGTTCCGGCTCTCACCAATAGTCGAGCCATAGACACTCACCAGCGCGTCGTTGAACACCACCACCCCGTTGCCGACCCCAGAGGCCGTTGCGTTCAGCGTCAGACCTGGCCGTATCACAGCTTTGTCTCCCTGCTTGTTGGTCTCTTTCAGCGCGTTCGTCAAGCGGGAGTTCTTGTTGCTTATGCCGTCCTTGGTGCTGATCTGTGGAACGACTGGGAGCCTCATAGCGGTGACTGACAGAAGTCGAATTGACCCGGCACCACAGCCCCTACCAATGTCGGAGGAACGCCGGAACCGATGGTAGCGCCATAGACAGAGACCATCGCATCATTGAACACCACCACCCCGTTGCCGGCTCCGGAAGCCGTAGCCTCCAGCGTCAGACCTGGCCGCACCACCGCCATCATCGCGTCTGCATCTGGCTCCATCAGTGCATTGGTGAGGCGGGCATCCTTGTCAGACACTCCATCGCGGCTGTCTGCATCAGGAACGACAGGGACTCTCATGCGCCACTCATAAACGCGGCGTAGGAGCTGCCTCCGATGGGCATCAACTGGCTCGGGAGCTTCAGGACCGGTATCACCTGGTTGGTGGCATTGACCAGCTTCTTGGCCCGCTTGTATGCGCTCTTGGTCTCGGGATTGACCTGCTTCCCGTACTGCGGTGCCATGCGGATCGCGAGCGCCAGCATGATGTAGTCCTCGTAGCCCTCGGGCATATCAATCTGCGTGGTGATGGCGGCGAAGTTCTTGACCTGGTTAAGCACCCGCATCTGCAGGGTGCAGCCGGTAGAGATCGGGTAGCAATAGACGATCCCGAGCGGGTACTGCGCCTCGTAGTAGATGGCTGCAGTGTTCGCTCCTGTTAGCGCCTTGTATGTGATGTCGTCGTAGCGCAGAACGTCGATCACGCGCACCGGATAGGTGATACCGTCGCGGGTCACCACCGCGCTCTCAATCTTGATGGGCCGCGTCTGTACCAGGTCGCCAGTGGCTCCGATGGTAAAGCTCGTCTGGCCCGTTAAATTCATTGAATATTTAGAGGCGTAGTACGCAAAATCGTTTTGGTTCGACATGGAGTCGAGCCAGCGGTTCATCATCCGCAGGCCATCGCTCAACATCGTCGCGGATGGTGTTTCACCTTCACCGACCACCTGATTCTCTTTCAGGGCGTCAGTAATAATCACCTGCGCTGTCGTTGTAGTCATGGCGTTCCTTTAAGTGACTTTCTAACTCCCCCGCCTTGTGGGCAGGGGAGCTAAAAGACACCTATCAGCTATACAGTTCCATAATTGGAGCCTTGGCCGTGGTGAAGGTTGTCGGCACGGTAATGCCAGCCGCCAGGGTCGTAAGCGCAGCGGCAAACGAAGTTGTCGTGGCAATCTGCGAGCAGCGCGGCTCGGCACCGTTAGCTGCAAGAACGTGGCGCGGGGTCACGGTCGTACCGTCGAGGATCAGACCCATGAAGTAGCGACCAGGCGGCAGAGTCACCGGAACGGTGAACGGAACCTTTTCGAACACCGATGCGCCAGCGGCATTGGTCGTGCCAGCAACTGCACTGGTAGCGATCAGTTTGCCGTTCGTATCAAACAGGACAACAACAGCCTTATCAGTACCAACACCAGTACCGTTCAGGTAGCCGATGCCGGTCCATGTGTTCCAGCCAGGGACAAAGACTTCCGAAATGTTGGTATTGAACGCGGTTTGTGCCACGCCAGCCGTTTCATAGGTGGTCAGTGCCGCCGACCCCAGCGGGATATTGGCGATTACGGCCGGACAGTAGGTGCCGGCTGTAAATGCACCAGTTACCGGAGTTGCCGGAGTGGGAGGAGTTGCTCCGGTGGCGGTAATCGTCGCAATGTTTTGCGTGATAAGGGCCGCTTCCGTCGCAGCGTCGAGGGACACAACAGCGCCAGCAACGAATCCGCCGTAGGCGCGCAGGAGAGTTACGCTCATGGTATTTCCTTTCTGATTGGGTTGCCCCCGCCGATGGGCGGGGGATGGGTCGGTTAGGTGTTGACGGCGTAGTAGCGGCAAGCTAGCTCGGGGTAGGTCGCAGCCCAGCCGAACAGCACGTCAATACGCATGATGGAGTTGTCATTTACGCCGTCATAGAACTCGGTGACCTTCAAATTCATGCCCTTGTAGCTTTCCTGGGCAACGTCGATGACACCCTTCCCGCCAGGAGGTGCCCACATTGGGACGCATGCCAGCGTGAAAGCGTCCTTGTGGAAGCCAATCGACTGTGTGTAGGAGGTCGATGCCGAGCCCCAGATCACGTAAGGCTGCGCCGTGGTAGGAGAAGCCGAAACGTTCTGGAATGCGCCAGACGTTACGATGGCGGGACTTATCGGGATCGAAGTGGCTCCTAGGGCAACATCCGAAGTAACCACAAACTGAGCCAGAATACCGGTCGATTGACGAGATTGCGGGTTGACCGCGTAGCATCCAGGCAGAGTGATAACCGTACCCTTTGCGAGAGTGCCGCCGGCAACCGCAACCACGGTGATGCTGGAGCCGGTTTGGCCCGCGCCGCTAATGTTGGTCGCTGTGGCCGCGCCGTTGGTGTGGGTCGCCACGTTCTGGTCCATCGCGTATTGAAGGCCGAGAGAATCGACCATCATGCCCGATCCGTACTGCTCGGTCAGTTTGGCCTGTCCGTTGAACAAGCCTGCGAACCCCTGGATGAAGGCGGCATTCAAGGCCGGATTCAGGATCAGGCTGCGCTGCTTGTCTCTCGGTGCGCCCATTTCATCCAGACGCTGGTTGATCCCGGTAACGGCAGCGAGGGCGTTGGCTTGCGATGTGGGGATGGTGCCGGCAGTGTTAAGGGCGTTGTAGGTGTTCTGGTACGCCATGAACAAACCTTGCCGGTCGATTTCGTTGGCAACCGTCGCCATTGCGGCCTGCAGCTTAGACTCCAGCTTGGTAAGCGACAGGGTGCGCTCAAAACTGGTGAAGTTCAGATCAGTACCACCCTGCGATAGCACCAACGGAACGGTGGTTTCAGTGGTGGCTTGCGGCACTGAAACACGGCCAGCGCGGTAGGTGAAGCGCGGAGGGCGCTTGATATTGATGGTGGAACCAGGAGCGTAACCTCGGCTCATGTTGCCGCCGAATTCGTCTTCCCAATCACGATTTACGCCGGCACTGAAGCCGAGCATGTTTTCCAGAATCGCAAGGGATTCCTTGGCGACGATGGAACAGGTTACAAGCGAGTTTGACATGATGTCTTTTCCTTCTATGGCGCCTCGCGGCGTTGATGTGGTTGCCTCGGCGCATCACTGCGTTAGAGGCGTTGAGTGTTACCTAGCCCAGCGGGCGCCCTGCTTCTTTCGAGCGGAGATGTAATCCTCCATGCTCGACTTGGACAGGTCGTTGCTGCCGGAACTACCCCGTGTGCCTACGGCCTTTAGCGGGGGCGGTGCTTTACTGATTGCTGGAGATTGGGCCACTTTGGCTTCCATCCTCCCAATGGCAGCGGCTTGTCGTGCAGGCGAAAGTTTCGAGATTTCTGCAACCTCGTCAGGGTTCGACGCCATGTAGTGCATGAGCTGCGCGGGGATGTCTGAATCGACCACAGCCGCCGCGATTGCGGTGGTGAGTGGCAACGAATCGAAGGAGTCGCGGTCAAAGCCTGGAAGCTTCATCGCTTCCGCGTAGACGCTCTCGGTCCTCGACTGCAATTCCCTTGCCCGATGCTGCTGCTGCTCGGCCTGTCGCGCCTGCTCCTGCTGTTCCCGGTCAAACTTGATGATGCCGGCCACATACTCACTGTCCGAGTTGAACTGATCTCGGGTAGGAAGCTGCGGTACGGCCTTCTCTTGCGGTTGAACGAGTTGCGGAATCGTGCGTTCCAGAGCCTCGACACGCTGCTTCATGGCCCTGCTTTCGGCAATGCGCGCTGCCCTTGCCTTTTCTTTCTGAACGATGGCATTCACCTCTTCTTGCGTGAATACTTTCGCTTCAGCCTCAGTCTTTACGTCCTCGGGAGCCTGAGTTTCTGCCGGAGGAGTCGCTACCGTTTCCGGTGTAGCTGCCGGTTCTGCTGCGGGTGCTTCTACTGCTGTCTCTTCAGACATGGTTACTTCCTTTCGGACGCCTCACGGCGCTGCGAAGACCCTGATTCCGTCAGGTGGCGGGTTGCGAAACTACAAGTGCGCTGCAATCATCATCACGATGTAGGCAACGTCCAATTCTTCGATTTGCTGCTGCATCAGCTCGGCCTGGACCTGCGCCTGGGCAAGCATGTTCTGCAGCTCTGCGGCCTGTTTCTGGGCCTTCTGAGCCTGCTTTACCTTGAGTGCTTCTGTGTATGCCTCGGCCGCGAGTTCAAGCCGTCCTATCGCGTCCTGGAGCTGTGCAGCGATGTCCTCGGACTCCTGCTGCAGCTCCTGCAACTGCTCCGGCTCGGCCTTCTTGATGCGGGCGATGATGCCCTGCGCCTCGCGCCGCAGCCGCTTCTGCTCTTCAGTCTCGACGCCCCTGAAGCTAGCCTTGAGGTTGAGCTTGTGCAGACCGCCCTGCTTGACATCAGCAACTGCCGCGGCTGTCAGTGTCCCTGTCGCAACGAACCCGAACGTGGTCGAGCCAGAGATTGAACCAGGATCTCCTGCGCCCCATGAGTCACCCCATGAATCGCCCCATGAATCTCCCCAGGTGGAAGCCATTTACGGCCCCCAAGGATCGCCGGTTGTTCCATCTCCTGTCACGATGATGTCGTTCACCTTGACGATATTGACCGGAAGCACCGCGGCCTCAAGCGCGATGACGATGTTGTCCACCGTCACGCCTGTGTCGGCCGTTGTCCCTGACATGATCCCGATGGCGTAGGCCGTTAGCGCCCCATCCATCCCGAACGGAGCGTCTCCGACCAGGTTGGCCTCGGCGCCCAGAATCGGCGTGTTCGTATCAATGCCGAAACCAGCAGATCCAGTTCCACCGATTGAGGCCGTGAGCTGCGGAGTGTTGGTGTCGATCCCGAACGATGCCGGAGCGCCACCGGCAGGCACTGTCGTTACAAGCTGCCCATCCGGCGTGTTGGTCGTGATGCTGATGTCGGCATTGCCGTCACCAGGCATACCCAGCCCGCCAGTGGCCGAGGTGCTGATACCGAAATCACCACTCTGCCGCGCTGCCAGGTCGCCGCCCTTCTGCGGCAACAGCCAGCAGTAGCTCGGGTAGTACCCATACGGCAAACTGAACTGCTTGTTCGCCGCCGTGGTCTGTCCGACATACTGGCGATTCTTCCTCGCTCCGCCACGGTTGAAGTTCGGGCCGTGATTGACCTCGGGCGACACCATGCTGCCGCCTAGATACTTCAGCGGGCCACGGTTGTATACCGAGTAATTGCCTAAGAGCATGCTAGCCCCACGCGACGTCCAGACTTCCGTAGATGGCCGAATTGACCGGCGTCGCCGCGCCTGCGTACATCAGCCATTGCAGGTTCGCTCCGTCATAGATGCGCGGCATTGACGGTAGCATATTGACCAGATCGCGTTCCGCCGCCACCCCTACCGTAGTTACCGGCAGCGTCAAGAGTGGCTTGCAGATGACGAGATTCAAGCACCCAGATGTGTGCGTCGCCGACAGGTTGATCGACTGAACAGAGAGGATGCCCGCATCTCCACCCTGGAGCGGCATGAATGGACCGACCTTGCCGGCACCTGTTCCGCTATAGGGGATAGATCCGACGATGGCCGAAGCGGTCGACGTAGGCAGCACAGGCGTTGCTGGCGTCAGCCGCCCTGACGCTGATGCGGTGTT